GCCAATTGAACGTGCTTTTAGCCGTCCAAATGTGTCATTGAAGGATTTGGGCCAGAGTAATTGGGCCAAGAGTTGGTCTCGAGCTCGGGATGGGTAACCATTGTGGTTAGTGTATCCGAGGACGTGAGCTCCCTCAATTGAGGAGGAAATGCCACACTTCTTTGCGTTCAACTTCATGTTGAAACGGCGTTTCGCTTCAGCGGCGAAGGCTGTGAGAAACGAATCCCATTGGTAGGGAGGAAGCATGGTTAGCAGTCCGAATAAAGCGTCGTCACCCATCAGTTTGATGAAGTGGTTTAAGCGAACGACTAATCCAAGGTAGTCTAAGATGGTGACAATTTTGACAGCGTTGTCAAAAGAATCATAAAATTGGGTGGGGAGTATACCAGAAATCATTCCGGCAAAGTTACGTTTGTAAACTTTTCCAAGAGTGGTGACTGATGCCATGTTGAAGTAGGCGTCTCCAATCCAATTCCATAGACGTTCCAAATTTATGGGGTCGGTTCGGGCGTGCGGGTAAGTCCTTGTTCTAGCGTAAACTCCGGAAAAGTCAAAGTATGACTTGATTCGATCGCGGTAGTCTGACCAGGCGTCAAAGTAGAAGCGCATGTCAAATTCAGACCAGTCTAAGCTGATCAGGGGTCGAAATTCGCGGTAGTGGGTGTTCCACTCATTGTTTAAGCGGTACCATCCACCATTTAAGGTTTCGTAGTTCCATAGTAGGGGGGTAGAGGACTGTGTGAAATAGTGACTGAACAAAGGCCAGAAAAACATTGCGTCAGCAAAGATTAGTGGTTTTGGGACACCGAAAACGGTTCTTACTTTATCAGGTTCACTCAGATGGACAAGTGCAGGCTTCACGTGTAAGGTGATAGGATGCATGGGGACGTGTAGTCCGTGCTTGATCTTATGAATGTATTGACGGCAGTAAATGAATATAGGATTATACAGGTTATGAAAGGTCATTCTTGCATTATCCAAGTGTCCAAGTCGGTACTCGTTCTGAACGAATTCTTTATATTTTGGCTCAACTGTGAAAGGGCGTTCTGCACTCGTGGAGAGGTTCCAGGGATACCAACGAAGGTCGGTAAAGTGGACAGGGCGGATGAGGTGAGATGGTCGAAACCATTCGGTAACTAAGTCTAGGGCGAAGTTGTAGTGTTCGTCTTTGATAGTTT